ATTTATAATATTGTTTCTGGATCAATTAGTGCTGGAGTTTATAATCCAACAACTCCAACATATTACGGATTAGCATATCCAGATCATGGCGTATTGGTATTAGATGGAAAAATGTTGGATCAAAAATTAGGATTTGCAACTAATACTGGTTCAAGTTCAGAAGGAAATAATCATTTTGTATTATTTCATTCAATTTCTGGATCTAGTTTGTTTACAGATTCACAAACAGGCGATCCATATGGTTTCCAAGCACGTAATTCTGAAAAAGTAACTAGCACACATTATTTTGTTAGAATTAAAAACGCAGAATATAATTTCTCAAATAATCCTTCATATGTAACCGGTTCAGTAGGCGAACTTTCACAAACGACGTTCGTAGGAGATCCTAAAACATATATCACAACGGTTGGATTATATAATGATAGTCAGGAATTATTAGCAGTAGCTAAACTTTCTAAACCATTATTGAAATCATTCCAAAGAGAAGCTCTTATACGAGTTAAATTAGATTTCTAAATTAACATAGATTTAAGCCCCGTTATATTTATATAAAATGTATCGGGGCTTTTAACTATATGGCACAATCAAAATTACAAAATACAGATAATCCATATCAAGGATCTTATCCATCAGTTTTTAAAAAAATTGATACTACCGATGTACAAGTTAATCCATTTCAATCATATAAAACGTGGACAGTATATTCTGGAAGTTTGACATCTAGTATACTTCCATTGCAAGGAGTATATACCGATGTTAATTTTTTACCAGCAATTGGAACAACATTAACATTTAACGATGCAGCAAATATTGACGGTAGTTTGCAATCAATAACTTATTTTTCTATAAATCATTTATTTTATAAGTATAAAGATCAACCGTATAATACATTTGGCCCGACTAATTTAAACAGAACTAAAAAGTTTTTGTTTCAAACTGCGTCTATCTTTTCAATTCCATTAAATAAAATTGGACAAGGAATTAAACCTGCATCATTTAATTTTACTTCATCAGTTTCTGGATCGTTTTCTAGTGATAGATATGGTAATATAATTGACACCGCATTTAATACTGCATCAATTATATCACAAGTTAAATTGTATGAAGGGTTTAATGAATATTTTGATATTAACAGAATTTCATACATTTCAAATAATGTAACGTATATTCCAGGTGTTCCTACAACTAATGGACAACAACGAACTGTTGGTTTAGCAGCTAAATTTACTGGTTCTTCTTATATAGAAACATCATTAGATGGGTATTATGATCGCGATCATGATTATGCTATTTCATTTTTTATTAGTTCATCTAATAATGGTTCATCAAATCAATTAATTTTTACAAAAGCTTCTAGTTCATTAGATCCGGTATATCCGTTTAAAATTGAACTAAGTGGTAGTAAACAATTGTTATTTTCTGCTGCAGGTGCAACTAATTTTGTAGCACAAATTTCATCTTCAACAGCTGTTTCTTCTTCGTGGACACATATAGTTTGTCAAAAAACTGGTAGTTCTTTACATATGTATGTTAACGGAACATTGCAATCATCTGTATCTAGTACATTGTTAAGTGTTTATGATTCTCCATATACTGCATCTGCTAGAATTGATAATAATCATAATTTAAAAATTGGAGGATATAATTCAATAACTGCAAATTTAAATGGATTGATTGACGAAATACGAATCTATAATAAATCATTAACTAGTACAGAAATTGGATATTTAGCAGATAGAACCGAAGGCGGAACATTTTTACAAACAAACCAAGTTGGCAATGTTTTTGAAAAACAAGGCGTTGTTGTTTTTTCTAGTCCCGATTATCGAATACACAATATTACGCAAACACCGTTTACTGCATCATATAAAAGTACAGTTTCTATATATGAAATGTCTGTAGTTGCAAAGTTAGATGCTGGTGATTTTAATATGTCTACTAATTTAACTTTAACGAAGGATGATGATTCTACATATTATCCGTTTGTTAGTAGTAGTGCGTTTGCGCCATATATAACTACAATTGGTTTATATAATGATGCTGGGCAACTTTTAGCTATTGGTAAATTAGCTCAGCCAATTAAAAAACGTAGTGATGTTGATATGAATTTTTTAATACGTTTAGATTTAGATAATAACGTTGTATTTAAAGGATAATGATGATACGATTAAAACAACTTCTTTTTGAAATGTCTGATGCTGATATAAAACGTTGTTTAGATAAAATAAAAAACAAACAGTTTAAATTGATAGGTGCTGGCGACAATGGTCGGGTTTATGAAATTGATGGCGAAGATAAAGCATTTAAAATTACTAAAGAACGAGATGAATATGCTGTAGCTGAAAAATTAGTTAATCAATATTCTAAATATACAACATTTATTCCAGTATATTATGTTAATGGCAATGATATGTATATAATGGCTAATGCATCTGAATTATCTGGTACTGATAAAGTAAAGATTAATCGTTTTATCATTGAATATAAAAATTATGCACGCGAACAAGGCGGGGAAGTTTCTATATTTGATTTTACTAAAGCCATAGATAATATTGACCCAATGCTTGATAATTTTTTAAATTCATTAGAATCAGATATCAATAAATTGAATATTCCAGAATTTGATTTAGATTTAGATTTTAGAACAGATAACATCATGATGTGGAACGGTAAAATGGTAATGGTTGACTGGTGATACATATTTATATAAAATTGGATTATAATGTTAGATCAACTTATTAGAAAACATGTACAGCGTTATTTAAATGAATCAAAACAATTATCAGAAGATACTGTAAATATTAAAACGCAATCAGGTTGGAATTTTGAAATTCCTAGTGCCGATTCTCTTCGAGGACAGAAGGCTCAACGCAATGCAGTTAAAAATGGAGCTTTTACTGGGTTAATGATTATTGCAACACGCCGTAGTTATCAATTTTTTGGATATACTAGTCCAAACAAAAAAACATTCGATGATGCAGAATTAGATAATGATGTTAAAAAAATGTTTAATGCAATCGCCCGTAGAGATTTTCCAGATAAATATGACCCAGAAAAAACATTGTTTGTATATTTTAAAGCTGTTGATAAAAAATATAAAAAAATATGGAATGTTTGGGCTTTTGATAAACAAGAGCTTGGCATTAATGACATTGTAAAAAATTGGAAAACTGCATTACAAAAATCAACATATTTTACTCAATCGGAACTTGAAATTAATCGCATACAATCAATTTCATTGATGAGTTATAGTCAAGCTGAAAAATGGTTTTCTTCTTTAGAAAAAGCAAAACAAGATTTTAAAATAGATACGAAAATAAAATTACCTAATTTATCTGCAATTAAAACTGCTGATGATACTGCCGATGATACTTTAACATCACAAACAGTTACTATTGATGCAGAAGGCCGTGTTTTTGATAGTAAAAAACAAGAAATTTTTGTTTACACTGCCGGATTTCGTGATGGTATAGCAGAATTAAGGCCGGCACTAGATGGCGAAAGTGTAATATTGATACCAATTTCTGGAACTCAAGATATACATGAAATTAATACTAATAGAGATGGAACGTTTCAAGGGGAATTTAAAGAAGGCGCGCCTTTTAAAGGTACTTTAATATTCGAAACAGCTGGTGCTGATCAAGTAAAACAATTTATAGGGGAAGTATCTTCTAAAATTTCAACTAAAGATGATGACCAAGATTTTAGATTCGATAAAATTAAAGGTCGGGCAACATATGGTAATGGTGTTGTATTTGATGGCGAATTTAAAAATAACGAACGATGGAATGGAGAAATTTTTAATAATAAAGGTCAAGCTTTAGGTGTTGTTAAAAATGGAGAATACTCTAGAGGTTTGAAATATCCATTAGAATGGCAAACTAAAAATGGTGCTATAACTGTATATGATGGTGGTAATAAAGTATTCATGAATGCTGCGGATAATTCGTGGGGTGAGTTAGATAAAACGTATTTTGAAAATGAGGCTTTTTTTAGTGAAGATATAAGTAATGTAGATTCTATAAATGATGCAAATAGAATTAGGAAACTAAATAAAGAATTCAAAGGACTTGTATCATACATACGTATTAAATCAACTCCTATAGATTTATATACACTAAATGGTACAGATTTTATATTAACATATCAAGGTCTGCCTGTTAATTTGACTGATACAAATGAAACAGATTTTATATTTAAACAAGAAAAACTAGATTATTATCTTATTACAGTAGAAAATACTGATTTTTGGATTCCGTCTAAATTTATAGATATCATTGAAAAGTAACCTATGATTAAATTAAATCAAATATTATCAGAAGCAACTATAACACCTAGAGCAGCTGCATGCAAAAAAGATGTATTAAATCATTTTGGTCAAAATGCATATACTGGTGTTGAAGTTTTTAATTATAGGACTAAACGAGGTAGTACTTCAATGTCTGAGCATGCATATGGTAATGCTGTAGATTTTAGAGTAAGTAAACCGTATATCGAAAAAGCAGAAGATGCAACATCGGAACAGAAACGACTAGGAGATGATACTTTAAATTATTTGCTAGATAATGCAGATCGATTTGCTATACAAAATATAGTATGGTTTAAAAAAATTTACAGTAGGCCATCTTTTCAAGCTAGAAATTATGGAGGCGTGCATCCACATTATGATCATGTACATGTAGATTTTGTTCCTCAAAATAAAAAAGATTTTGATACATCTACAAGGCCTATATCGGCTGCTGCTACTAACAAATATTTGGTTGAAGTTATAAAGTCATATTATAAAATATCAACTACCGATCCTGAATCATATTTTGAAGAATTTAGAAGTTGGAATCCGTTTTCTAAAGGTATTGGAGATGATGAAGAAGGCGCGTCAAATAAATTAATGACACGATTTTTAAAAATATATGAACCTAAATTAAATGAATTAGAACGCAATCCATCGACATCGATCGAAGATAAAGAAAACATACAAATAATTAGAAAAATTGTATATACATTAAACGAAGCAATATTAGATGGCAAAAGTGTAGACTTTTCTGTCCCATATTACAAATTTGTTCCATCTGCAGGGAAATATCAAAACGCTGTATTAATCTTTAAATGGAATTATTTATAAAAAATAGTTATGGCAAAAAATCATTTTCATAGCTCAGGAAATAGTAAACGAGCTAATGCATTAAAACATGGTTATAAATCTGGTTTAGAATTATCTGTATCAATGCAAATAAATCAGACTGAATATCCTTTGAATTACGAGACAGAAACATTAAAATATATAGTACCAGAGCGTAAAGCAAAATATACACCTGATTTTGTTTTTACGAAACGTAATGGCGATATCATGTATGTTGAAACAAAAGGTCGTTGGACTACTGCCGATCGTACTAAAATGAAACATGTATTAGCATCGAATCCTGGAATTGATATACGAATGGTATTTCAAAACCCGGGTCAAAAAATATCTAAAGGATCGCCTACTACATATGAAATGTATGCTCAAAAATTAGGCATACAACATGTTGCAAAAAAAGATATTCCAAGCGAATGGCTCGAAGAATGTTTAAAAAAAGGTGAAGAACCAAAAATAGTTAAGAAATTCTTTTGATTTACGAAAAATTTTTAATATATTGTTCATGTATTAATGAAATTTATTTTATTAATAGATTGATGAATTTATTGAATCGATCGTTAAGCCAGGAATGTAA